GACGTAGAGGGTGCAGAATTTTCTGTTATTAAATCTATTGATTTTGATTCTGCATTTATAGATGTTATAATGTTTGAAAATAATTATAATGATACTTCTATTCCAATTATTGAATTTTTAAAAAGTAAAAACTATATTACATTAATTCACGATAAAGATATTACAATGATTCATAAAAATTCACAATTTAATAATCAATAAGTGTTTCTAAAACTCTGTTGATATTTTTATCAATGTGTGTAAGGTCTTTTGATTTTAAAAAATTACTTTGTATTACATCCGAATATTTAAAAAAACTTTCAGAAGTTAAACTATTTAGTTTATCTTGTAATTCTTGAATATCATTGAATATAATCCATCCTGTAGTATCAAAATATTCATGTATATTTGGACAACCCCAATAAATCGGAATAGTTTTAGTAATTAAACAATCAATTAGTTTTTCAGTAAAATAATTTAATTGTTGTGAGTTTTCAATAACAATTTGATATTGATATGTTTTAAATGTTTTAAATTTAGAAAGTCCAACAATTTCTTTACCTTGTTTTATAGAAGAATTACTTACATAAAAATCTATTGGTCTTAGGCGGTGTTCATTATCTAAAATAGTTTTACGTAATCTATGTCCAATGGTTTGACTTTTATTACCAACAATTGTAGATATTTTAAATTCTTTATTTTCAATATTAATTGTTTCATAATCTTTAGGAGACATCCATGTAGTTCCATATAAATATTTACGAGCATTGGGACATTTTTGAATTATTTCTTGATTAAAAGTTAAAATATATTTAAACTTAGTATAATTTTTAATTAAGTAATCCTGATAAGACATAATTGCATCTGGTTCAATTTGAATATAAATATCTGTTTCTGGATTAAAGTTATATCCCATTTTTTCAAAAAAAAGATTGGTTCTATTTTTAGGTTCTAGAAACGTATAGTTTTTACTTATCCATTCATCGCATATTAATTTTAGCATTTATATATTGCAGTTTTTCACTATATAAATGTTAACTGTAAAATTACAAGGTGGATTAGGAAATCAATTGTTTCAACTGGGATTTTTAGATTATATTTCAAAAATTACTGGAAAAGAAAAGTATATTTGTGAATTACATAGTCCTTCAACAATACATTCTCAAAATCAATATTATGAAACTATTTTTCAGGAATGGAAATCTTTATATAAATTAGAGAATGCTCATCTATTACACGAAAATCCAAATTTAAAATATGAAGATTGGAAAACAAAATTAATTAATCCAAATAATACATGTGTATTTGGATATTTCCAACGATTTGAATATATGGATTTAATTCGAGATGAATTTATTTCAAAATTGAAATTCAATACTTCTATTTTAGAAAAATATCCTGAAATTTCCAAAAAAGTTTTTATACATATTCGAGGTGGTGATTATAAAAATAATATTTTTCATGAACTTAATTTGAAAAATTATTATTCAAAATGCTTGGAAATATGTAAGAATGAAGAATTTGTAATTTTTACGAATGATATTCCTTATGCAAAAAATTATTTCAAAGATATTCCTATTGTTCAAGAAAATGAATTAGATACTCTTTATTTAATGTCTCAAGCAAAAGGATGTATTTGTGTTAATTCTTCATTCTCGTGGTGGGGTGCATATTTAAATCCTAAACGTCCTATTTTTATGCCTTCAAAATGGTTCGGTAATATATTAATGGACAAATCTGGATATTATTTTAAAGGTGTGCAAATAATAGAAGTATAAGAATGTTCGAATTTATCGATAAAGTAGTTTATATTAATTTAGAACATAGAACGGATAGGAAAGAACAAATTGAAAAGGAATTGCAAAAATATTTTCCCAATGAAAAAATTCAAAGATTTAATGCAATTAAACATCAAAGAGGAAATATTGGTTGTACACAATCTCACATTGCTATTTTAGAAATAGCAATTAAAGAAAATTGGTCAAATTATTTAGTTGTTGAAGATGATGCTATATGGTCAAATTTTGAGAAAGGTTATTCTTTACTGGAAGTGTTAACGAAAAATAATTATGATGTTATTCAATTAGGTTCTACATATACACAATACGACAAGAATACATATAAAACAACAAAAGCTTGGACAACTACAGCATATATAGTTCAACAAAAATATTATAATACACTTCTTGAGAATTTTAAAGAAGGATTATATTTTCTCACTGAAACAGGTATTGGACCAAGATTTGCCATTGATGTTTATATGGGTATTTTGCAAAAAAGAGATAATTGGTATGCCATTGTTCCTTCATTAATGATACAATCAGAAGGATATTCTGATATTGAAAAAGCTGTTATTGATAATGGTCGATATTTTTCATGAAATTTAAATAAATGAAACTTATATTAAAGAAATGCGTCTTCCAAAAATAATTCATCAAATTTGGATAGGGCCTAAAAAACGTCCCGATATTTGGATGGATACTGTTAAAAAATTTGCTTTAGATTTTGGTTATGAATATAAATTATGGAATGATGAAAGTGTTAGTAAACTTAAATTAGTTAATCAGAAATATTACGATAATGATCCAACATATCATGGAAAAGCGGATATGTTACGTTATGAATTATTATATACATACGGAGGCGTTTTTATTGATGCAGACAGTGTTATAACTAAACCACAACAATTGAATGAATTATTAGAAGCATTTAATACAGATGCAGGGTTTGGATTTGAAATTGATAATGTTCTTGTATGCCAAGGTGTATGTATGTCAATACCAAATTCTTTATTCATGAAATTATGTATTGATGAAATTCCTAAGCGTGATTTTAAGCAATTGCCGTGGATAGCAACTGGACCTAGATTAATTACTGAATTGCTTATTAGAAACAAAGATATTCCAATAACATTATATAAATCTACCGTATTCTATCCAAGAAGATGGCATGGTATACAAGATATACATATGCATGAAAAAATAGAATTACCTCCTGAATCTGTCATGTTTCAGTATGGGTATTCTACTAATAATTTAGAAACTAAGATTTAATTAATATAAGATGGTAGAACATATTTTATATATAAATTTGGAGCATAGAAAAGATAGAAAAGAACAAATTATGAAAACTTTATTAGAATATTTTCCCGAAGAAATCATATATAGAATTCCAGGTATATTAAATACAAATTGTCCTGCAATTGGTATTGCTCAAGCACATATTAATGCCCTTGAACATGCGATACAAAATAATTGGAAACATGTTTTAATTATGGAAGATGATATGATATTTAATGAATTTGAAAAGAATTATAAAAAATTACAAGATTTAATGTCTTCATCATATGATACAATAGTTTTAGGTGGTATAAATGTTGAATATAACAAAGAAACTTCAAAATTACATAAATGTTCATCTATGGGTGCATATTTAGTTCATCAAAATTATTTTTTAATTTTATTAAATAATTTCAAAGATGGGTTAAATAATTTAATTAGAGAAGATACAAGATTAAGACATAAATTTTTATGGAATCCAAGAAAATTTGAAGATGGGCAACAATTTATTATTGATCAGTATTGGCAAAGATTACAACAAAAAGACAATTGGTTTATTATCCCCTTATGTTATTCAAAAGAGAATTATTCTGATTCATTAAAAAGAGTAGAAAATTGGGAACCTTATTTCTTGAAATAAGATAATAAGAAATGCTTAAATTACTTTTATTAGAATTTATGGGAATTATTTTAATTTTATCAACTTCAATTCTAACTCATTCAAATCCTTATTTTATTGGATTAGCTTATACATCTGCCTTATTAATTTCCCATGAATCTCCTGGTCATTTTAATCCTATTTTCTTATTTATGCAATATTTACTAGGTAGAATTCCACTTAATGAATTCCTTAAATTCCTAAGTATTCAACTCTTAGCTGTAATTGGATTTGTTATTGCTTACAAATACTAATTTAAATATTCTAAACATAAATAAATCAAATGGCTATTTTATTTATTTATGCTGAAAATCCTGATCTAAAAACTCTTTTACATAATCAAGTAAATAAACATAGATATACAGATTCAGGATTTGATATTCCTTTATTAGAACAATATATTAATGAAAATACTGTAAGAGATGGTTATTGTGTTCAATATACATTTAATTTAGGTATTAAAGTTGCTGCTGTAAAAAATAATGTTACTATGCCTTGTCTTCTTTTACCAAGATCATCATTTTCTAAAACTCCTTTAAGATTATCAAATTCTATGGGATTAATTGATGCAGGATATAGAGGTGAAGTTAAAGCTGTAACAGATGTTGTGAATTTTAGAACAAATACGAATGTACATATTACTAAGGGCAGTCGTGAATTTCAATTATGTCAACATGATTTCTTACCTTGGAATGAAGTACGCATTGTAAATGCCCTTGAAGAATTACCTCAAGCTCCTGATAATCGTGGCGAAGGTGGATTTGGATCAACGGGGCATTAATGATAAAGAAATGGCATCATGGACAATCGCAAACCAATACGCATTGTAATAAGTCCATTTAAAACCAAATACTAACATGACGAAGAAAACCATGGATCTTAGAAAAGTATTTAATAAAGTATTCGTCGTCGGAAAATACCAAAACATCATTTATTTTTTCTGAATATTTTTTTCTCTTTGTTAATTATAAACAAAAATGGGTGGTGGTTTACAACAAATTGTTGCGTATGGTGCTCAAGACGTATACTTAACAGGTAATCCTCAAATTACCTTCTGGAAAATCCTATACAAACGCCATACGAACTTTGCGATGGAATCTATTGAAGTAACGTTCAACGGCCAAGCTGACTTCAACAAACGTGTAACTGCCGTAATCAATCGTAATGCGGATCTAATGTTCCGCACGTATGTACAAGTAGTACTACCTTCAGTTGACGTATCTGCCTCTTCCACCCAAATTGGTGCTGCTGGTACCTCTTTCCGCTGGCTAAACTATGTAGGACACCGTCTACTCAAACAAGTAGAACTTGAAATTGGTGGTCAACGTATTGATCGTCAATATGGTGATTGGATGCAAATCTGGACCCAGCTATCTACGGAACTTGGCCAAGTACCTGCCCTAGATTCTCTAGTAGGTAACACCCACGATCTAACTCTACTCAAAACATCCACGGGTGTAGGTCTTGATGCGACCTGCTCTTCTACGGAAGTAACCCAATCTTGCGTATCTCGTGCTGGTACGCCTGCCAAGACGCTATATGTACCTCTCCAATTCTGGTTCTGCCGCAATCCTGGTCTAGCGATTCCTCTAATCGCTCTACAATACCACGAAGTACGCCTAAACGTGGACTTCGAAACCTGGGAAAATTGCGTATACGCTGAATCATCTGTAGGTGTACCTGTACGCCCTACGGCCCAATCTCTAGCGGCTGCGTCCGTATATGTAGATTACGTATACCTAGACACGGAAGAACGTCGTCGTTTTGCCCAACAATCCCACGAATACCTAATTGAACAAGTACAATACACGGGTGCGGAATCTATTACTTCTTCATCCAACAAAGTACAGCTTAATTTTAACCACCCTGTAAAGGAACTCCTATGGGTAGTACAACGCGATTCCTTCGTTGACTGCTCTTTCCCCCCGTGGCTAGGTGCTGTAGGTGGTCAACAACCTTTTAACTACTCCGATGACTTCTCAACGGAAGGTATTATTATGTCTCTACTAACTCGTGTGGGTGCCAATGCCTCTTCTACTGGTACGGCAGCCGGTCCTTCTATTGGTCTTGGTGTAAACGTAACCCAAGGCAATGTACTTGCGACTGGTCAACAAGGTACGGCTGGCTCAGTTGTTGCTGGTCTTGCGAACGGTGGTGCTGCGGGTGCCTCAGATGCGTTCGATTCAGGTGTGAACTACCTACTTGCCAAAGTAATTCTTGCATCTGGTGTACGTTGCGAAGGCAAGAACCCTGTAGAAGTATGCAAACTACAACTCAACGGCCAAGATCGTTTCACGGAACGTGAAGGTTCTTACTTCGGCACGGTACAACCCTACCAACACCACACCCGTACGCCGTCTACGGGCATTAACGTATACTCCTTCGCTCTACGCCCTGAAGAACACCAACCTTCTGGCTCATGCAACTTTTCTCGTATTGACAAAGCCACTCTACAACTAACGGTATCTCTAAACACGGTACTCGGCTCCAACACTGCCCAAGTACGCGTATACGCTCTAAACTACAACGTGCTCCGCGTAATGAGCGGTATGGGTGGTCTAGCGTATTCCAACTAAATAATTAAATATATAATAATAATATTTAAATAAAAAATATTTAAAGTTTTTTCTAAGAACTTTAAATATTTTTCTTATAACAAACATGCCTTCATCACAAAATAAAAAAACTTTGAAAAGGGGTTCACGTAGACAAGTATGGAATGGTTCAGCTGAGAAAACTATGGGTGGATTAACAAAAGATAGTTTAATGAAAAATGAAAGAGGACGTATTGTATCAAAGAAAAAATGTACAACTATGAAAAATTGTTATAAAGGTTCTGATGATGAAGAAGAACTTCCTGCTAAAAAAGAAGAATCTCAACCTAAAAAAGGAGGAGGATTTTGGGAATCATTATTTTAAATTTTATGATTATAATGTTTTCTACATACAGCAGAATAAGATTCTACTCCACCAACTTTAATTTGATAATCATATTTAATATTTCTTCTTGTAAATATTGCTAATGTACCATCATTACAATCTTTACATAATGCCGATAATTTCTTACATTTATCAGAATAAGGAATTAATTGAAGTATTTGCCCAAAAGGATGTTTTTCAGAATCGCCATCTAATCCACCAACAATAACATCTTTTCCAAAATTATCTACCCATAAAAGAACATATTGTTTTAAATCTGGAAAGAATTGTCCTTCGTCAATAACAATAACATCATAATTTAAAACATCATTAGAAAAATGTTCTAAAGTTGAAGAACTTTGGCATAATTCATATTCAAGTGAATGTGAAGATAATTTATTTTCACCATATCTTGTTTCAATGAGAGGTTTAATAACTAAAACTTTTTTATTAATTGATTTTGCTAATTGTATTTTTCTTATAAGTTTTGTA